CGATGCCGTGGAACGGCACTTGACGGCATGCTGCATGCCACATGAATACTAGCTTGCAAGCTATAAAGACAATTGAACGTCTTAAGGCTACAAAAGATATTTTATATGTTGACATATGTTTTTTGGTGTGCTTTCGTGTATTCCATCTAAGCGAATTACTCGCACATTATTAATCTAAAATTACTACATATGGACTTACCAAGATTTACAGATTGTGGCTTAAATGCTGATTGGAGCGTTGAGGCCATACACTATGGAACGAATAAACCAAACTATGAAGATGGTGATCTTTACGTGATTGAAAACGAAGCACGTGGCACATTCGACATTGTTAAGTATTTTCCATCTCGTGAGGAAAATCGTGTTGAATGCTTACTTGAAAACATAACCAAACAACAAAGAGCAAAGTCAATCATTCATGCTCATTGGCACAAAAACAACTAATCTTTAAATAACCTACAAACAGCACCAAACAAATACTTATTATGCAATACGACATTTCAATTATACTACTCGCTCCATACGCCATTCTTGGCGCTTGGATCGCAATTCAAACAATACTTACAAAGAAAGGAAACTAAGCATGAACAAATTAATAGAACTTACAATTACATTTCCGGAATCAGAAACGCAAATCATGATCTTAGAGAAAGGATCGGAGGCATATAAGCAAATGATTGACTATGCAGAAATCAATGAAGGCGTAACAAGCGAGAAACCACATGTTAACATAATTGATCATTCTAAGAATCATTACCTTTGTGATTTCAGAGTCGCAGATATTGTAGAAATACATACCAAGCAATCATTGGAAGCACAATATAGAGGATCGAACCTTTATGATATTACACAAGGAGCTAATGAGAAAGATTGGAATTACAAAGGTGAGCAAATCACCTTTAGTGAGCTAATGGAAAAACTAGATCGCGCACCTAATACATATAGTGAAGAAGCACGTAGCTATCATGGTGAAATAGATCACGATTATTATATGGATGATAATGGTGGCATGTTAATCAAACGCATTTGGTAAAGGAGAAACTAGCATGAAACAAGACTTACAACACTTCATCACTGAGCATTGCAAGCGCATTGCAACTTTACAAAACAGCCAAGATCCTAACAAGCACGCATTGATTGCATTACTTGCAAAGGAGATCGGACAAGCAAAGGAGAAACTAGCATGAATCCCACACTTAAAGACGAATTCAAACTTACCAATGACGGAGATAATTGGGGTAATGTAATGGCATGGCTATTTGCTATAGGTGATTACATTACATTTGAAACAGACAAATGCATTCCTGACACATGGCAATTTAAACCAAGTATGTGCGGTGCAAATGAAGATTGTTATGTATTCCAATCTCTACGCCATTTTGCATTTGAGAAACACGTGACAAGCGAGGAAATCTTGCAATTTGGCAACATACTTATTCGCGCTCGTGACATTCTAGAAAGCAAAGGAGAAAGTTACTAATGAACCACGCAGCACAACTCTTTCCAATCGCCTTGCAAGAGCTGATTGAGATAGGCGAGAAAGCACGGAAACAAAGAGAGGATAGGGAGCGTGCAGGGCATGGGGCACGGCCTCGTGAAACGAGGGCATGCATGCATGCATGTAAGGAGAAACAAGCAAAACAATTACAATTACAACTTAAATAATTATGGATACTATAAACTTAGAAAATATTACTGACCTACATGATGCATCATCTGCAATTGATAAAATTCTGGATCAATTATTCAAAGAAACAAAGAAAGTAAATGCTGTCCAATTGGGATTAGACAAGCGTGCATGTTATGGAGAAAGATTGCATGTTGATACTGGCGAGGGATACATCGCAGTCCATCATAATGATTTAAATAGCATGATGTACTATGGTGGATTTGAATATGTTGATGCAGATTCAATAACTAAAATTGGAGATTATACTTTCTTTATGATTGGCGATGAAGATGACAGAGTTTCCGGATGCTTTGATCACTTGAAGGAGAGCGAATAATTATGAGCAAACCAACAAATTTTAGCATTCCAGAATCATTAGAAGTTATATGGGAGGCAATTCACGAATGGGAGTTAGATATTCAAAGTCTAGAAACTAAAGAAGAACGTGAAGATGATATTGATAATGTGAAAACTTCAATGGCATGGATTGAAGATGCACTTGGTTTAGAGAGAAACAAGCATGGAGATTACGTGGAAGGAGAAACAGCATGAGCAAACAAGACAACAATGACCTGCTCCCAAAGCTCGCCATGGGCTTGTCGCTATTCTTAGCGCTCAAGTTAGTGCCGAAAGTGCTTGCATGGTGGGCTAAGAGAAACAAGAAAGGTTTGCTATGACAAATGCATTCCCATGGGACAACTCAGGCAAAGATAGTCTTGAACAGTTGCAAGCTCTTCTCAAGGAAACAGGCAGAGAAGTAACCTTGCAGGAATTGCAAGAGATGCAGCGTAAAGTAATCTATGAAACAGATCCAAGGTTAGATCCAAACTTTGAGTCTAGTGAAGGAGAAACTTAATCTCTACCCTATAGCTTAACGAGAAAGCGTTTTAACACCTACATGGGTATGTTATCCTTCTTTTTATACAAAGACACCCTTAAACGCTCTCTACGGGCTTCTAACGATATCATATGGCATACAATGTATTCGTATGTCATTCGCTAAAATGGTTTCTTGTCATGCAACCGGGCATCCACACGGGTCGAGAAACGACCTGTGGGTTTGGTAAAGGTTAGCTTGGTTGCACGCACCTCTCCATTTCTGTTCTTTGCAACATTGCAAATGATATCATCATTGGTGGGATCTACTTCTTTTTCTCTGTGCATGAGTAACACGCAATCTGCATCTTGTTCTATTGAACCAGACTCACGCAGATCGGATAGCATGGGATTGCGGTTAGCACTTTCTAACGCTCTGTTGAGTTGCGAGAGTGCAAGCACAGGAACTTCATATTCCATTGCAATTGCTTTTAAGGAACGAGAAATGTGGCTCACCTCTTGCACTCTTGAGTCATGCCCAGGTGAGGAGAGTAGCTGCAAGTAATCGACCACGATTAAACCAAGCTCGCCTTCCAATCTTTGTTTAGCAATGAACGCTTCAATACTTTGCATGGTTGCTTGGTTGTCATCCTTGAAAGTAATAGGCCAACCTTGCATTGCTTGCACTTGTGTCTCAAGTTTTTGCTTATGTCCAGCATTGAGAAATCCCTTGCTGCTTGGTTTGCGTACACCACTTGCATTGGAAAGTAATCTTCCGGCACATTCAGATGATGACATTTCCAAGCTTGCATAAGAAGCACGCAATCCACGCTTTGCAGTCTCGTAAGTCATCTGTATTGCAAGAGCAGACTTGCCTACTCCTGGGCGTGCTGCAAGCACATACAGGCTTCCTTTCTTGAATCCACCTCCAAGAATAGTATCAAGTTTTTCCAATCCTGTTGGGATTGCTTGCGTACCACCTGCATCCACCTCAAGAAACTCGGCATACGCTTGCTTGCTTGCTTGTCCACATGCAACCACACCTTTGCGTTGACTAAGTGATTTTGCTACCCGGTTAACAAAGCTTTGACTAATCTCTTCTGCTGGCTTGCTCGCTTTAAGATCATCATTCGCATGAAACAAAGCAAGTTCAACTGCTCGTGTGTTGCGATGGTTTATTAAATATTCAATGTATCTTTCAATTGATCCACCACCATACTTCTCGCTAAGAAAAAGGATCTCATCTTTGAGATGTGCATGTTCAATGATCAAGTCTATCTCATTGCATGGAGATAATCGTAAGCACGTTTCAAAGATCGTTCCACGATCCATGCTAGAAAAGTCATCCTTGGTCAGCGCTTCACCTGCTTGTGCGGTGGCAAGTCCGCTCTCATCATGGAGCATGCTTGAGAGAACTGCTTGCTCGGCTAATTCGTAATCAATCACTCGTCTGGGTGTACTTCTGTGATATCGAAATTCAAGCCTTGCGTTGAAATAGAATTATCCACGTGGTTATCATAGCCTCCATCATTCAACCAAGAGTTTGGATGTTTTGCATAATTTCCTTTAGCATGAAAATGCTCGTTGTATTTATCTGCAACCATCTTGGGATCAAGCTGTGAGAGATCATCCCAATTCAATCTTATAGTCTTTACAACACGTCTTGCAAATTGCTGGTTTTTACATACTTCCCAGAATGCTTGAAACCATGCATGAGTTTGCTCTTTTTTTGCATCCTCGTTTTTGCTCTCTGTATTATTTTTCATTATATCTTTAGATATAATAACATTATCTACACACGTGTGCGCGCGAGGATTGTAATACGGGGGTATTACATTGGCATTTTGAATGGTCGGTGCAATGAACTGTGAAATTGCTGCTTTTACGACCTCAGATTTTCTCATTCCGGTAAGCTCACAAAACAACATTAATCTTGCGTTTGCGGACTCGTTTAATCGGAACGATGTGGTGTAACTTTTTCCTTCTTCTTTTTCTTCTTCTGACATATTTTTATCCTCCTATTATTGCCACTAACCATGCAAAAATCATCCAGATCCATGTCAAAATTGCGGTGATAAACATTGCGGTAAATATTATTTTATTCATTATTTTATTAAGTAAACTCATGTGTGTTTATGTGTAGTTGTTTGTAGTATTTGATCCCGTAAAAGTGTACGAGATGAGTATTTTTTAATGGTTTCTACGGGTATTAAGTATGCCTTTTTGGGCTGGGTATCACCCTTCCCGGTGA